CCGATTTTATTGCCGAAGTTATTGTGAATGAAGATCAAATAGATGCTAGTATTAACGATCTTAAAGAATACAAGAAACCTAATAGCAAATTTGAATATACTATGTTAAAAGGTACAGAAAGTGTAACCCAAACTAATTACGAACTATATGACGAGAAGTCTAACAACAGCGATAAAGAACGAACTAGCGACTAATGATATTAGGCCTGTTCATCTTATTACTATTGGTTTTAGCACTCCTATTAATATAACAGATTGCTCATTTGATCTAACATCATCAGTTTCAGGCTCATCAGTTACTTATTCTTCTAGTGATTTTATATTAGGTATATCTAATCATAGTGAACAAACAGATTTAACAAAAGCTAGTTTAAATTTAACATTATCAGGAGCAGATCAAACATTTATATCTTTAGTTTTAAACGAGAATGTTACTAATGATACAGTAGATATTTATAGAGGCTTTTTAAATGATTCTAATTCATTAATTGCTGACCCATTTCTTTTATATAAAGGTCATGTAGAAAGTTTTGGAATACAAGAATCAGAAAAAGACAGTTCTGTAAGTTTATCAATAGTTTCGCATTGGGCAGATTTTGAAAAAAAAAATGGTCGTAAAACAAACAATGTATCACAACAAAGATTCTTTAGTACAGATGTAGGAATGGATTTTAGTTCACAAACTGTATTAGATATTAAATGGGGTAGAGCATAATGGGTTTTAATCCTTTTAAAGCTGTAAGAAAAATTGTATCTCCTGTTTTAAAAGTATTAGGAGTCAATCCTTTTGTTGCATTAGGGATTAGCTTATTTTTATCTTGGATATTAAGACCAAAAGTTCCTGAAATTGAAGATTTTGGAACTAACTCTTTTGATGATTTTGAAAGAGGATTATTAGTTAATAAACAATCTAATGACGCAAATATTCCTGTAATTTATGGAGAAAGACTTACAGGGGGAACTAGAGTTTTCATGGAAACTTCTGGAACAGATAACACTTATTTATATATGGCTATTGTTATGGCAGAGGGAGAAATAAACGATATAACTGAAATTAGAGTAGATGATAAAATAGTTACATTTGCATCTAGCTTATCAGATGGTTCAGCAGTAGAAGTAGATAGTTCTGATGCTAATTTTTATAAAGATAGTGAAAGTTTAATTAGATTAGAACCACATTTTGGAACTGATGGTCAATCAGCATCATCTTTATTATCAACATTATCATCTTGGGGAAGTAATCATAAATTATCTGGTCTTTGTTATTTAGCGATTAGATTAAAATGGAACTCTGACGCATTTGCTGGACTTCCAAAAATACAAGCAAAGATACAGGGTAAAAAAGTTAAAACATATAATGCAAGTCTTGTAGAACAATCTGCAAGTTATCAAACAAATCCAGCATGGTGTTTATTAGACTATTTAACTAATACTAGATATGGAAAAGGTTTAACAACATCAGAAATAGATTTACAAAGTTTTTATGATGCTTCACAAGTTTGTGAAACGCAAGTAACACCATATTCAGGTGGTAGTGATATAAATATTTTTGACACAAATACTGCTCTTGATACTTCAAGAAATATCTTAACCAATGTTAGAGAACTTATAAAAGGTTGTAGAGGCTATCTTCCATATAGTGCTGGTAAATATAGTTTAGTTATTGAAACAACAGGAACTGCAAGTATTACATTAACAGAAGATGATATTATAGGTGGTTATAGTTTAACAACACCTGATAAAAACGAAAAATATAATAGAGTTATAGTTGGATTTATTGACCCATCAAGAAATTATCAAGTTAATGAAATTCAATGGCCACCTATTGACGATTCAGGATTACCAAGTGCAGATCAACACGCAACTATGAAAACTGCTGATGGTGGTTTTTTATTAGAGGGTAGATTTTCATTCAGTACAATTACTAGCCAATATCAAGCAGAAGAAATGGCAGAGGTTATACTTAGAAGAAGTAGAGAAGCATTATCTTTAGGAATAACTGTAAGTTTAGATGCTTATGATTTAGCGATTGGAGATATTTGTAACATCACGCACAGTTCTTTAGGATTCTCTGCTAAACCTTTTAGAGTTCTTGGAATCACTTTTAATGAAGATTTTACTGTTGGTTTATCTTTAGTAGAACACCAAGATAGTCATTATACTTGGGCTACAAAAACACAAGCAACAGCAGTACCAACAACAAACTTACCTAATCCATTTACTATCCAACCACCAGCAAGTGTAACTTTAGATGATACCTTAATTGAATATAATGATGGAACTGTAATTGTAGCTTTAGATGTATCAATAGGTGCTTCTCCAGATAGCTTTATTGATTATTACCAAGTAGAGTACAAAAGGAGTACAGATTCAGATTTTATTATTTATGCACAAGGTTCAGGATTAAATCACAGAGTTTTAAATGTAATTGACCAAGAAACTTATGATGTAAGAGTTAAAGCTGTAAATAGTCTAGGAGTTTCATCAACTTATGTATCAGCACAAAGAACAATCATTGGTGCTATTGAACCACCTAGTGATGTAGAAGATTTTGCTTGTAATATTGTAGGACAAGAGGCTCACTTATCATGGACACAAATACCTGATCTTGATTTAGCATATTATAATTTAAGATTTAGTGAAGAAACAGATGGAACTGCTGATTGGCAGAACTCAGTAGCATTAGTAGAAAAAGTATCAAGACCAGCCACAAGTATTTCCGTTCCCGCTAGGGCTGGAACTTATCTCATAAAAGCTGTAGATAAACTTGGAAATTTTAGTTCTAATGCAACTGCTATTATTTCTAATGTTACAAGTGTTATTAATTTTAATACTATTGCTACACAATCAGAACACCCAGATTTTAATGGTACATTAACAAATACAGTTATTGCAGATAATACAATTAAATTAGATTCATCAGAACTTTTTGATTCTGCTAGTGGAGATTTTGATGATGAGACAACTAGATTTTTTGATTCTGGTGTTGCTAATGCTGATTTTTATGCAAGTGGTAATTATTTATTTTCAGATGTAATTGATATAGGTGCTAAACACACAGCTAGAATAACAGCATCATTAACTCAAACAGCAGATAATCCTGATGACTTATTTGATAATAGAAGTGGTTTATTTGATTCAGCTTCTTCAAACTTTGATGGAGATGTTAGTGCTAATTGTAATGCTCATATCGAGATTGCAACTTCTGATGATAATATTACTTATACAGCTTTCCAAAACTTTGTAATTGGTAATTACACTTTTCGTTATGCTAAATTTAGAGTAGTTTTAATTTCAAGAGATTTAGCATCTACACCAGTAGTTTCAGAAGTAACAGTTTCTATAGATATGGAGGATAGAATATTTAGTGGAAATGATATAACTTCTGGTGCTGGAACTTATACTGTAACATTTACAAATCCATTCAAATCTGTTAATTATGCAGTTGGAATCACAGGCGAAGATTTAGCTACAGGAGATTTTTTCTTAGTAGAAAACAAGACAATCAATGGCTTTGATTTAACATTTAAAAATTCAGGTGGTACAGCAGTAAGTCGTACCTTTGATTATATTGCAAAAGGCTTTTAAAAGGAGTATAAGAAAATATGGCACAAGGAGATTACAACGTACAAAATCAGAGTTTTCCAAGTTTTCGTAGCGATCTTAATTCTACGCTAGAAGCTATTAATACATCTAATTCAGGAACTTCAAGACCAACATCAGCAGTTGCGGGAACTGTATGGCTTGATGTAACCAACGCAACAAATCCAACCCTAAAATTTTATGACGGAGCAGATGATATTTCTTTAGCACAATTTGATTATTCAGCTAATACTGTGAACTGGTTAGATTCTACAGTAGCAACAGATTTAGTAAATGACACAACTCCACAATTAGGTGGCAACTTAGATGTTAATGGTAATTCAATCGTATCAGTATCAAATGGAAATATCTCAATCACTCCTGATGGAACAGGAAAAGTTATTATAGATGGTTTATCACACCCAACAGCAGATGGAACTAATGGACAAGCATTAGTAACTGATGGTTCTGGAAATTTATCTTTTGGAGATGTTTCGGTAAGTTTAAGTGCAGTAGGAGAATCAATTATTCCATCAACAAATGACACTTATGATTTAGGTTCAGCATCTTTTGTTTGGAGAAACATATACACAGGAGACTTACATTTATCTAACGAAGCAAAATCAGAGGGTAACTCTATAGATGGCACTAAAGGTAACTGGACTATTCAAGAGGGTGCTGAAGATTTATTCATAGTTAATAACAAATCAGGCA